CAAATTACCCTGCTCATCCACAAACAAACCTGCAGCCCCCGCAGCTCGCTTTAGCTCCCCGGCATACTCCTCATAACTCTTCGCCTGCCGATAAATATCCGTACCATGCGTCTTCACCGCAGATTGCACTTGCTCCTCACCCGTCAACAACAACACAGCCCCCTCGGCCGCCGCCGCCAAACCTGGCGCCAGTTTTGCCATAATCGCATCCCCCAAATTCTTGCTCGCCGTTTCTAAACGAGCATAACTATCCGTCGCACTATCTGTATCCCCCCCCGCCTGTTGCACCAAAATATTCCCCTTCTCCAGCACAGCATTCAACAATGCCTGTTGCTGTTCCTCCTTACTCAACTCATCCACACTCTTCCCCAGCGCCTCAGCATACTTTCGGTTCGCCTGCTCAATACTGATCGTGATCCCCAAATTATCCAGAATCATCGGCGACCCGCGCTTAATCCCCAACGCCAGGCTCTGATACATATACGTTGTATCCCCCAGTGTGGGATTGAGTTTATTGGCAGCTTTCGCCATCTCCATCAACTGTGGCGTCGCACCCAGCAAACTCTTTGCCAGATCGCCGCTCGTGCCGCTCAATAGCGCAGTGGTAGAACTCATCAACTGCACGTCGTCCACCGTACCCCGACTGGCCGTCCGCAGCCGATCTAACATATCCGTACTGCCGCCCAAATTAACCGTCAGCCGCTTAAATGACTCCTCCGTCTGCGTAATCCCAGCCCCCTCACGCCCCAATTCATACACCTTCTTCCCAACAGCCACCGCCCCAGTAATAACCCCTGCAGCTGCCGCGGCCTGCCCGGCATACAGGCCCACAAAATCACCAATCGCCGTCTTCGCCTTCCCGAACGTCGTATTCGCCCCCTCTGCCTGCTTCACAGCATTGCCATACTCCCTAACCTCCTGCCGCGCCTGGTGAAAAGCCACCTCAGCCTGGCGCACCGCCATCACCAGTTCCTGCTGCTGCACAGGCCCAGAACTCTGCTGCAATTGCAATTGAGCGTCCGCCAGCCTGATCGCCGCCGCCCTCTCTTTCTCCTGCGCCATCGCCAGCCCACCATGCGCCGCCGTAACCCGCGACTGCGCCGCAGATTGCGCCATCAAATCCTTGCTCACCATCGAAACAGCCGTACTGTACGCATACCCCTTTTGCGACAGACCATCCAATGCCCGCTGCGCCGTATCAACTTCACGCCCAACCCCCTTAATCTGGCGCTCCGCCTTCTCATACCCCTCTAAAACCAGCTTACCAAACAAATTGAACGCTTCCATATGCCTCCGCAGCGCCTTATAATAAAAACAAACCTGGAGAAACAAACATGCTGACTGCCCTTGGTATCTTCGTCTTACTCGCCGCCGTCGCCCTCCCAATCGTCCTGCTCGCATCCTCACCCAAAGCCGGCGTGGCTCTCATCGCCCTGATCATCCTTTCCGCCGCCCTCATCGTCGGCCTGGCCTGGATTGGATCATTTTCCGGCGCCGGCAGCGCCCTGTGCGCCGCATCGATCGGCTTCATCCTGGCATCGATCGCCTGGGCCTGGTTCCTGAAGCGTCTCAAGCACCCGCATCCTGCCCCATAATCGCCCGGGCAGCATATTCTGCCTCCTGCTTGCGCCTCCATACCCGCATCCACCAATCCCGATCCTCCCGCTCCAACAACTCAAATACACTGCACCCCAAAAATCGGGCAGCCTCCGCCCACAAATTCACATCGCAATACTCATCAATCAACCACCTCGGCGTGACTGCCCGATACAACTCCGGCTCACACAGCCACGCCGTCAGCAGTTTTTTTCCTCTTCTCCCTGCTCAACATCAGACCGCACCGCGCTATACATCGCCAGCAAATACACATCATCCACCTGGCGTAACACCTCCTCGGTCAACGGCACCGGCTCCCCATCCTGAGTAATATCCCACCCCGTTGCCACCCGTATCAGGGTATACACATAGCGCTCCCTGCCGCGTTCCAGAAACGGCGTCCCCGGATCCTCACTGGCCACCAGCGCATTGTGCCCTTCCACAAACGCAGCATCCCATCGTCGAGGAACATAATCCAACCAGAAACGATTTCCCCCCACCACAATTTCAACCCGACGCACACACCGAATCTGCTTCAGCTCCATATCAACTCCCCGCAATCCCATTGATCAACGTCACACAAACAGACTTCGCCCAACTGGCATCATCGGATTGCGCCCCAACCAGGTTGACATTCTTCGAATATGCCCCCTTATAGTTATCCGTAGGAATGGACTGCACAAACCAGCACTGATCGATGCGCAAAAGCTCATACACATCCGGCGTACCTGTCGCCAACTTCTTCCCCTTCGCCTCAACCCGTACATAAATCAACTGCCCCTGGCGTATCTTCTCCAGAAACTTCGGCAAACCATACACCGTAGGCACCTTCAAATTGCCAGCGAAACCCTGATCTTCCCCCTCGTCATACATCGCCGGCCCAGGATACGCACTGTTCAACGCCCAGTATTCCGCCGCCCGGCCATTGATCCCCCACGTATAGACCCACGGCAACACCACCTTATTCCCGGCCTCCCCCAACCCGCTGGGCGCATCCGCCACCCACACATCCACAGAGCGCGCCATCATTGCCGCCTTCGCAATCTCCGCCGCGCCCGTTTTCAGCGTCTGCGTCAGATCCAACGCACCCAACATCATGTTACCGCCTTGCGTAATCCCCCCCTCACGGTCGAAAGTCAGTTGAAAATCTGCCAACAAACCGCCCGTATACGACTCGCATTGATAACTATCACCATACTGCACCGCATACGTCTGCCGCGCCTCGCTCACCGCCGCAACATTCAACAACTCATACACCCGCGTAAACGCCGGGCTCGAACCGCTGATCGTCGGCTTACACAACACACTGGACAACGGAATATCCAACTCATTGAAGTCCGGCTTGCCGCCAATTGCCGCCTTAGCCAGATCCTTCTTCAACGTTTGATTGGTCGCAAAACGCGCACCCTTAGCCGCCTCAATCTCCGCTTCAAATTCCGTATCAATATCCAGGTTCAGCCCATGCAACTTCAACCACCCGCTGCTGGGCAAAACCCCCTGCGTCGTCTCCGCCGCCACCTGCAACACCTGCTTCTTCACCGACGTAAAATCTGTACCATATACTGCCATCTCAAACTCCTTCCAACTCATGATATCCGTGCAAAAACCGGCTACCCGATCTCCACCCGGTAGAACCCGCCCAAATTTTTATACAGAACATTCCCAACCCACCCCGATGAACGAAAAGGCCGTTCCCGCGTCGTCATCACCATATGCCCACCCATCATCCCACTGGCCCCATGCAACACCGCGTCCACCCGGGCGCAAACCCGCTTCAAACGCACCATGTCATTCCCCAACCCAACCACCCGCACCAACGCACTGCACACCACCATACACCGCTGATTATTCGCCCCAACCGCATCCTGCCCGCTCTCCCCCATACCAATCACAATAAACGGATACACCGCCTCCGCCGGCGCCTCATCCTCATACACCTGCCCGGCCCCCACATCCGCCACAATCTGTGCATCCCCAACCAATGCCTGATACAAAAACTCAAACCCAATCTCCATTTCCATTACCGTCACCTCGCCTGCAACACCCCACGCAACCGGCGAATAATCCCCTCTCGCTTCGCCTTAGCTGCCGGACGCAAAAACGGCCGCGCAGCCATCCGGCCATCCGTCCGCCCAAACTCCAACCCCGCTGCATACTCCTGGTTCGTATACACCACCCACGTCCACCGCCCAATATCCGCCTCAATATGCAAACTACCCACCAAACCCGCCGTATCAATCGCCGGCGCCTCTCCAGGAGCGCTGGCCTGATGCTCCTTCCCCGTTCGCCCCGATCGATAGACCCTTCCACTCTTCGCATCGCTCATCCTCAATGCCGCCTCAGATAAAATCTCCTCAGCCCCCGCCTGCATCGCCATCTCCAGGTTTCGGCGCATCTCATCCCCAATCCGCCCCAAATGATTGAAACCGCCCGTCATACCACCTCCACACACACCACCCGCCGCGCCGTCTCATAACTCCTGACCGCCACCCACACCACCTCAAACACCCTGCCCAAAACCCGCACCTGGTCACCCATCTGCACATCCTGCCCAAACGGCATCGTCACCACATACCCCAACATCGCCCCATGCCGCCGCGCAATCTCGCCTTCCAATGACCGTTCCCCCGTCTCACGAATACGACACATCACCGTCGCAATTCTGGTGAATGTCTCACCAAACCCCCCCATCCCATCGCCGACCCGCTGCCTGCGCCAAATCTCCCCAACATCTGGCAACGCCGCTGCCTGCGCCTCCCGCATAGACATCAAATCACCATCACCCAACATCCTGCAACTCCTTCAGCGGCGTCAGCGCCGGGCTTTCACCCCAAATCGCATGATTATGCATCCTGCTCAACCGACCCAAATCGAACGCCCCATCCTTCCACGCCCGATAATAATCCCGCCCCATCAACTCCTCCTGCACACCAGCATCCTGCTTCAAAAACCAATCCCGCCCGCCGACCTGCTGTTCATACGGATCCCCATCATACAAAATTGGCACACCAAAACATCGCCCATTCGGATGATCCGAAAACTGCTCCCCCAACCTATACGTCCGGCCGTCCTGCAACAGGCATGCCAGGCATGTCCGCTGCGACAGCGCACACCGCCTCCGATACCCACTCACCACCCCACTCGCCCGGTATTCCATCACCTGCGCCATTCGCATCGCCCGCCCCTGCTCGCTCCGGCTGATCACCAACGCCCGCTGCAAATTCCCAGCCATCGCAATTTTCATCACCCTCGCCGTCTTGCGCGGGTTATACCCCAACGCCACGCCGTTAATCAACGCCTGCGTCAGCCCCGTAACCGCTTTACCATAACCACCCTGCAACAGATCAAACAACGGTGTCCCATCCCCCGCCAACCCCATCACTGTACGAATCGCCTCTACCGGCAAAACCTGAAAACTCCCAACCGTCGTACCCCCCCCATCCAAATACCTGGCCCGAATCGCCTCCGCCCCAAACTTCAAACCATCTCGGCCGGCCAGATATTGCTCCTTCTGGATCTCGCCCGCCACAAACCGGTTGAATCGCTCCATCTCCACCCGCACCTGGCCCAACAAATTCTGATACCGCTCCAACTGATAAATCCGCTCGGCCCCAACCGCATACCCGGCCTCACGTAAATCCACAACATCCATCGCCAGGTTCAAATACTGCGCCTCCAACGCACTTTCAACCCCCAACCAACGGCGTGCATACGCCCTGGACAACACCTCATCCCGCCCCAGCAAACGCTCTCGATACGCAGCCAATAACTCCTCAACCCTGCTCATACCGTATCGTCCCGCTCAATCATAATCACATTCACCGCCCCACGCTCGCTTTTCACCCTCAACCGTTGCGCCAGGCGTTCCAAATTCGCCACACGTTGCGAACGGCTGAACGAACTACCGTCCGCCTGAAAATCATACAAATCCTGCAGGCTTGCCGCCCAATCCTCCGCCAATCCAGCCGCCGCCCCATACACATCATACCGAACGCCAGACACATACAAATCCTCCACCTGCGGCGTCTCAAATCGGTAAAACCCATTCAGACAATCCACCACATCTGGCGTCACCGCCACATACTGCCCGGTCTGAATAACAACCCCCTCCTCGTAATACCTTTGGCTGCAAAAATCGAGATACAACAACCCATTCGCGCTGGGCGTCGGCGCCGCCTCCAGTCTAACAAACCGCATCAACTGGCGGCGCGCGTCCAATGCCGCCTGCACATCCTCATCCCCAAAGTGCGCCTGCGCCCCAGCAGCATCGCCAATCAAACCGCGCACCATCCCAATTAACCGCACCATCGTCTCGCGCGCCGCCATTCATCACCTCCTACTTCGGAAGCCGGAACGCCCGGATCTTCGCCGTTTGTATCTTGGTAGACGCCGGGGTAAAGACCACATTGATCTTCCCGTCACTCTGCATGAACCGGGCGCATTCCAACACCAAATACTTCACCGCACTCTGCGCCAGCGTGAACTCCAGGTCGCCCAGCCCGGCCCGGAAGGCCGGTGGGTTATCCCCCGCCAGCACCTTCACCGTCATCGTATCGGCCGCGCTGGCCGTATTGGTCACCTCCAGCAGAATATTGTGGCTGTCCCCGCCCGGCGTCATCGCCAGGGTCACCGCATCCGTCCCGGTGTCCAACACATCCCCTGCAGGTTGCGCCAGAACCGTATTTTCCGTCAGAGAATTAATCGTAATTGCACTCGCATTTGCCATCTTCAGGCTCCTTCGAAGACCAAAATTTCCCCTCCCTCATCAGATCCGGGAGGGGTGATTGAAAACCTAGCCCGGCTTCTGCGCAAAACAGACCGCCAGACACGTCGGGCGCACCACCTTGCGGCCATACACCATCAGCCCCTTCACCGCGTCCGCAAACCGCTTCTCTGGCCGGTACGCATTCGTTTCCAGAATCTGCTGCGCATAAGACCACGCCAGCCGGTGCCCGGCCATCATCCGGTACACATCGCTCCCCGAGCCGCCCTTCGTCACATTATTCGACTTATAAACATCGAACCCGGCAGCCCGGCCGATAATACCGTTCATCAACCGGTTCTCCCCCTGGGCAGTCGCCGCAACAAACTTATTGTTCTTCTGCAGCAGGCCATGATACCAGTTCGGAACCACCACCCACCGCCCATCCGCCGGCACATTGTTGTCATCCAACACCACCCCCAGATCCACCAGCACATCATACGGATCTTTCGCACTGCCGCCCGTAAACACATACGGCGAAGCATCGCTGCCCAGCTTGTTAGCCGTCGCCGCCTCACTGTACAGCGCCGCCAGATCCTGGTCCACCACATCCCGCAGACCCCACGCCGCCTCCTGCATCGCCGCATCCATCACCTTCGGCTTCTGTTGCGCCCGATCCACATCATCCACCTGAAAGTTGAAATACTTCGCCCGGTCAATCACCAGCGTAGTTTGCGCATCGGTCAACGTTTCCGGGTCAGAGATATCCGTGTTCTTGGCATAATTGCCAATCGTCACCCGCCCAATCGCGTTGATCTTCACCGTATCCCCCAGCGCCGCAATCTCGCCCTCATAATCCCGATTGCACAACCCGGCATACACATGCGCATTGTTCAAGTTCTGCAGTAGCCGCGCACTCCAAACCGTAGGAATGAAATTCTCAGTAGACATAACTCACCTCACGAAACCTTTCTGGATAATGCTTCCTGCACCGCGTCCCAGTTCTTATTGATCTCCTCAACAGACATCCGTTCAACCTGCTCGCGGGTCAGGTTTATTTTGCTGCCTGGATTACCTGGCGTTACCGGCCCGGGGCTCTTCGCTGCAGGCTTCGGCAGCGCCGCCGCCACAGCTCGCGCATCCTCCTCCATCTCCTCCCGCGTCCCGCCCTGCAACCTGCTCGCCAACAGCTCGGGCAAACCATACTTCGCCGCCACACTCTCCCGCATCAGGCCCAGGCGCAACGCCCGTTCCTCATCCAGATCCTTCTTGAGCCGTTCGGCCTCGGTCATCTCGGCCTTCTGCCGATCCTCAAGCTCTTTACGTCGTCTCGCAGCTTCCGTATTGGCTTCCCGCAGCGCCTTCTGCATCTTTTCAAAATCCGTCTTGGAAATCGTCACCACCTCGGCGCCGGTCTCCGATATCGGACGCTCCCCAGCAGGTTGTTGCTCCCCTGCATTGGGCTGTTGCTGCTGCAGCGACCCCTTCCCGGCGTCTCCGCTGGTCATCTCGACCTTTTCCTCTGCCATACTACACCTCACCTCGTGAAATATGATCCTCCCCGGAAGAACCACCAGGGAATAAATCCGCACCCACCCCACGGTCAAAACTCAATCGCCCCTGGCGTTCCTGCTCCAACAACGCCAACGCCAGGTCATTCTCATTCCGCACACGTTCCGCATCCATCCGCTGGCTCTCCAAATCCCAATCGTATCCCCGCCTCTGCGCCACGGTTTGTCGACTCACCAAACGATTGTCCAGGTCAAATTTCAAACCCTCAATCAAATCTTGCTGGTTCTCCGGTAACGCATCTGGCCAGATCAACGTCCCCATATCCGTATTCGTGAACCCCCCAATCACCAACAGGCGCCGCCCCATCTCCAATAACGCATCCCCATACAACTCGCGCTTCGTACCCAACTTCTGCAATGCATCCTGATACAACACCCGCAAGCCAAAATTCGTAAGATCCCCCAACTTGGCTGCAGTATCACTCGGATCCACCGTCCTGGTCACCGCAAAAATAGCGTGCACCAAACGATCGTAAAACGCCAACGCCGCAGCCAGATCGCCCAATGCATCCAGCTGGAAAATCCCCCCATTCGGATCATTAAAATTCGGCATCCGGTCTGGACCAACCTCAATCCGCGTATCCTGACCACCCATCCGCGAAAACCGCTGCGGGTTCGCATAAATCCGGATAATCTTCGCAATATTCGAACCCGTAAAATTGATGCGATCCTGCAATCGAATCACATCCGCCGTCACATCCGCCTGGCCATACGCACTCCCCACCCCGGGCAAATTTTGCCAGTGCAAAATAGGCGGAAAATCATACGGCCACGCCTCATACCCCGTACAAACCTCACCGCCATCCTGCACCAAAAAATCACGGGTGACCCAGCCATCTCCATCATCCCGCTCAACCACCTTTTTCCGCAGCGCCAGCTTGCCATCCGGACCGCTCACCGGATACTGCACCAGATACCGCCGCACAATCTCAACATCCTCCGCCTCGGTTTCAATCGTCACATACTCCGGATCAATCGCCACCAAACGAGGATAAACCAGCCCATCCTTACCCACCACCCCATTCAACAAAAACCACAAATAACACGTTCCAGCTTCCGCCCCATAAATCCCCAGCCGATGCAACAAAATCTGCTGCTTATTCGCATCCATCACCGCCCGAAAATACTGCGCCTCGGGCGTCTGCCCATCCCCCGGCAAATTGAACTGCACCCCGTGCCCAAACAACAACGAAACCCCGCGGTCAACCGCCAGACCCGCAAAATTCATCACCACATTATCATTTGTCTGGCCTTGCGCCACCTTCAACATCTCACGCTGCTGGCCAATACGATACTGACGCGCCTGATGAATCGCCTGCACCCGCCCCCGATCCTCTGTGTTCATCCGCGACAACACAGGCGCCAACAACCAATCTCGAATCCCATCCAACCAACCCATCTACCACCTCGCAAACGGATCTTCCACCGTATTCATGCCCATCTTCCGTCCGGCCAGCAACTGCAAACCACCGCTCGCCGTATCAATCTGATCATCATGCCGTCCATTCGGGAAATCCAGCGCCTCCAGAATAAACGCCTGATTCCATGCCCCTCTCACCAATCGCACCTTGCCTGCCGCCGCCCGCGTCTGCAGCGCCCTGGCTCGTTCCACCTTATCCCCCTTCGGTTTTTCCTGTTTCATCGCCACCCCAACCAGGTCGGGGTCACGCGCCAACTCCTGAAACGCCAAAGCCTGAAACGCCACATCCTCAATCCCCCACAGCGTCCCAACCTCCAGCGGCGAAAGCATCAACGCCTTCAATCGCACCCGGAACTCATTCCACCCCCTCACCCGCAGCATATCCCGCAAATACAGATTACCATCCGCATCCACCGCCTCAGCCACCGTCGCGTTCCAATCTGCCGTCGTGCGCTCGCTCAACGCCAGGTCAACATACCGCACCCACTTCAACCCCTCCGGCGCCCGTTCCACCACCGCAAAATCCCGCTCCCCAAAGAACACCCCCTCCGCCGGCCGCGGCTGCTGCTGATACAACGCATACCAATCCGTCAACTGCCCCGCCGCCTCCAGCGTCGCCCGCACCTGCGTCAACATCCCCGCCGGAAACTCCTCCTCCCACAACGGCTGCGCGCACCCCGGCGTCCGCCCCAATGGATCAACCATCGGGCGCCACAGACCCTCCAACCGCGCCCGCCGTTGCTCATCCTCACTGCTCGTATACTCATCAATCTCTAACGGCAGCGCCGGCAGGCTCAAAACTCTAAATTGTCTCGCCCGTGGGTCAGTCGCCATACTCTTCAGCATCTCCCCGATCAGGTCTTCTCGATGCCACCGCGTATGAATAATCACCACCGCCGTCCCCTTCCGCGTCCTGGACAGAATCGAACTGGTATACCATTGCAGCACCTTCTTGCGTTCTGTCGGATTTTCAGCCTGTTCCCTGTTTTTAAACGGATCATCGATCACAATCAAATCTGCCGGCCGCCCCGTCGCACCACCCCCCACCCCCACCGCCGTCACCCCGCCCCGATGCGGCTCGGCCAGGTTCCAGTTCGCCTTTGCCGTAGCATCCTGCGCAATCTCCACCGGCTCGTCAACCCGGCTGCGTTGGCCAAAAATCGCCTCAAACCGTTCCCCTTCCACAATCTGCCGCACCGCCCGGCTGTTATCCTGCGCCAAATCAGCCACATACGCCGTCAACATCACCCGGCTATCCGGACGTTTGCCCACCAACCACGCCGGAAAAATCCGGCTCACAATCGTTGTCTTGCCATGTTGAGGCGGAATCTCGACAATCAGCGACCCCGTCCCCTCCGCCCCCCCGCTCTCAATGAACCGGTATACCTGCTCCAACTCAGCGCAAATCAACCCATGCACCGCCGCCGGCCGCCACCATTCATACACATACGCCCCAAACGACAGCAACCGCCGCCGCGCCTGCTCGCGCCGCACCTTCTCGGCCAACGCCTCCTCCGGGGTAACCCGCTTAATGTGCCCCATCCGCCTGATTACCCTTCAAAATCCGCTGCGCCAGCGCATCCAGCTCCGCATCGCTCATCTCGCTCACCTGGTCAGGCCCATGCACCGTATCCACCTTCACCTGTTTGGTATAGTCCCCCAACAACTCCAGCGCCATCTCCCGATCTGGATGATTGCGGTGGTCCGGGTTCGTCGCCGACTCAATCAACGCCGCATAAATATCCGCCCGATGCTCCACCAACGGCAGCGCCTGCAACACCGAAATCACCTCATCAATCCCCGGATTGCGCTTGCGCCAGGTCGCAACCTGCCGGTCGCTCGTCAGTCCCAACACCGCCGTTGCCAGCTCCTCCTGCGTCCTCGGCCACCGACTCTTCTTCGGCGAAGAAGCCCACGCAATATAACACGCCACCCGCCACGGCCACCCCGCCGCCAGCAGCATCGTATACTGCTCAAACCACATCGGCGCCGACGCCTGCCCCATCACCGTCAACGCCCCCTGCGCCGCCAAACTGCGCCGTTGCGCCTCCTCCGGCGTCACATACCCGCCAGCCCCACGCTCCTCCTCCGGCAGATCCAAATCAAACGCCATCTGCTCAAAATATTCTGGCCCCGGCCTCCGCTTCAGATCCATCGCGCCTCACTCACTTAAAAATGATCGTCGCCTGCCCCGTAACAAGCGCACCCAACAACACCACCAGCACCGCCGTCACCAATCCCGCCGCCCAACCCAACAACCGGTTCGTGTGCACCAACTCCCCCACCACCTCACGCAGCCGGACAATAGCCACATCATGCTCATCCAAACGGCGCCAGGCAGCATCCACCTTACTGTTCACCATCGGATAACACCCCGCCTCACGGTTCTCGATCTCCCGCACGCGCACCTCAATACCCTGCAAAATTTGCTTAATCTCACCCAACCCACTCTGCATAGATTCCCCCAGAGCATTAATCTGCGCCTGCAAAACATGATTGGTCGTGCTGCCTGCCGCCGCCATCGCCGCTCCTACTCGCCGCCAACCGGCTGCAAATCGGCCGAATACGCCCCAACCCCCACCACATCCAGCATCCTGGCCGGCTTCACCACCTCCAACACCTTCGCCTCAACCAGGTCAGCCAGCATCCCAACATCCATCCGAATCCCGCGCGCCTCCAGCGCCGCCTGCACCTGCGCCACAACCCACGCCTTCTTCTCTTCCCCGCTGCGCCGCATAGCCCCAGATAAATCGTATTGATCCGCCGCCAGCGCATACAACCGCACCAACTCATCCGCCAGCGCCAACTGATCGCTCGTCAACTTCCCGCGCACCCACCGGATACAATACCCAATCAGCGCCGTCGCCGCCGCCGTCAACACCGGCGCCAACACCGCAATCAACACCTGCGCCACAACCTGCAACAGCGCACCGTCCAAAGAACTGACATTCATGGCTTCCTCCTGAGAAGACCAAACAAAGATTAAAACGAAAAACTCCCAGCGCTTTTACACGCCGGGAGTCCGTCTCCGACCAGGCCCGAACTACATCAGGCCGACTTAGTGTTACAAGCACACTTTAACACAAATACCCCGCCATGTCAACCACCCCCACATCCCCCGCGCCTCCGCGTGCCCCATCACCCTGCACCCCCCTCCAACTCAACCCGCCGCGCCTCCAACTCCTCCAAAAACCGCGCCAGCGCCCGCATCGTCTCCACCACCCCCTCCGCCTCAAACCACTCCAGCGGCTGCGCCTGCCGCAGCGCCCCCGACAGCAACACATAACAATCAAACAACCACAACCAACGGCTCGCCCCCCGCCGCTCAAACCCATCCCGGATCAACTCATACAAAAAATCAGCCATCACCCCCACCGCCCCCATATCCACCACCGGAGGCACCCCACCACCAACATCACAACCTTCCTTCGTTTCCATTTTGCCTGTCTCCTTTATCAGAACGCAAAAGTACCCACCCGGCACAACCGTTGGAGACAGGCATCTCTGAGCGGATGTTTAACCAGGTGGGTACCTTCGCCCACAATTATATAGCCAAATTATGAGGAACGGTTGTTAAAACACAAACCGCTCGTTGTTTGAGATGCCTGTCTCGCCTCCTATTTTACCATACCGCCAACCCAACTACAATCGTCCATCCGTTCTACCCCCCTCCCCCTCCGCGTTCTCCGCGCCTCCGCGTGCCCCCCTCCCCCCCTCCGCACCCCACGCATACTCAATAATCACAACACAACCCGCCGCCAGGATAGGACACCCCACCACCTCCAGATCGCGCACCACCTCCTCCACCGGCAGACCAAACCGCCTGGCCAGCAGCTCCGCCAACCGTTGCCGTTGCTCCACCGTCAGATCACCAATCGCCAGCTCATAAACCAGCGCCCAGCCCCGCCCCGGCAACCTCGCCCACCTGGCAACCGGACTCACCACCGGCGCCCGCCCCGGATCCAACCCGGCCTGGCAGAACATCTCCGCCCGCTGTGGGTCGTCCCTAATGCATACAAAGAAATTGCCCATCAAACCCTCCCTTCCCCACGCATCCTTCTCCGCTCCAACAACAACCGCACACTCTCCTCCCCAGGCACCCACGAACGCACACACCCGCAAATCGAACAGCGAATATCCGCCACAAACCCATCCACCACCGCCATCACATCCACCTCAACCATCCCCTCCCCCTCCACCGTCAAATCAACAGCCTCCCGGTACAACAACAACTGCCGCACCCCACTCCCATTACGAAACACCTGCCCCAACACATGCCCATTTCCACATCGCCACGGCCGCACATCTCGATCAAAATGACACATCCCGCCCCTCGCTTCCGCATACAAAAACGCAGCGTTTCGGCGCCCAACCCGCAGCCCGCACATCGATCCAAACCTTCCCATTGCCAGCCTCCAGTTCAACATGATCCGGCGCGCCCTTCTGCAAACTCGCTGCCCAGGCCACCGCCGGTTGCCGATCGAAATACAACCAGAATCGCATCGCAGCATCCTCAATAACCTTCCCCATCGTCTCACCCGGCTCCACATACCACAGCACACCACACAACTTCACCCCACCACACTGCACACCCACCACCTCACCGCGCACATGCCATACCATCCACAAATGCCAGAACCTCACCGCCGCATCCTCATACTGCCACACCGCCAGCGACCCCTCCGCCTCAAACGGCATCCCTGCCGTTCGCAGCCACCGCCGCCAATCCGCCACCTTACGATCGCTCACCACATGCACCCGCCGCAAACCAAAGCACGTCAAATCATTCTTCAACAACACCTCCGCGCCCTCCGCGCCTCCGCGTGCCAAATCTTCCCAACACCCAACCCTACCCACCACCGTCTTCAATTCCATGCGCCTCAAGCCCTCCTGTAGTCAAAAGCGATATCCCTACCTTTTTTACAGCGATATCCCTGAAAACATATCCCTGTAAATCGCCAGCGATATCCCTTATTTTCTCAAGCGATATCCCTTACCTGACCTTTAGCGTAAAATCGTACCGCGGGCTGCTCGATGGCACCCGCATCCCCGCCAGATCAACCCGCCCCGCACGCACCGCATCCAGCCCCAGCGCCAGCAACGCGTTCGCCACCTGGCTGGCCGTCGTACCCAACTCATCCGCCAGCCCGGCCACCCCCTCCTTCACATCCTGCTCCAGATCATACAGCGCCTGGCGCCCCTTGCGAGCCGCCTGCTTCTCGCGCTCCTTCCGCTTCTTACGCCGCTCCCCCACCCCCATCCGCTGCCCTTCCTGGCGCAGCCGCCCCTGCCCCAGCAACACATCCACCGCCGGATCAATACTCTGTCCCAAATCCAGAAAACCATCTGCATCTTTTTTCATAGCGCCAACACCCTATCTAACACCTGCTCATACCCGCCCACAAAACCGGCCTGCACCCGTATCCCGACCAGCGCCCGCGGCTTCGGCAAAACCTCACACAGCGTCTGCCCCAACCGAGTCGCCACCCGGCACTGGTTATCCACCGGCACCGGTGGCCATACCACCTGTTTACCCCACCGCGTCAAATTCTCCAATTGCGCATGGCTCTCATTCGTCGTCCGATCATAAAACGTCGGCACCACCCCTGCCAGCCGGCAGGCCTGCCCGCCCACATTCCGCTGCACAGCCGCCAGACTCTGCATCATCTCCATCACCCCTTTAATCGCCAGTTGATCCAACCGCGTCGGCACCACCAGATAATCCGCCGCCACCAGCGCCGCCGTATGCAAAATATCCACGCTCGGCGCACAATCCATCACCACCAGGTCATACTCATGTTTCCGCAGCGCCTCCGCCAACACATTCGCCGGGAAATCCATCCCGCTCAACTCACGCTTCAGCCGCACCGTCATCTTATCCCCTCGCACCACATCCAGCCCCGTCCGGGCCTGCGTTGCCGCCTCATCTAACGTACACCCCCCACTCAACCAGCGGTACAACGCCGTCCCGCTCTCCAACCCCAGACTGTCCGCAACATTCCCCTGGGCATCCAGATCAACCAGCAGCGTCCTCCATCCTCGCAGCGCCGCCCCATGCGCCAGCGTAACCGCCGTCGTCGTCTTCCCCACCCCACCCTTTTGGTTTGCCACCGCAATAATCATTCTTCCTCCACTCCAATCAAATAATGCCCCATCGGAACATACCCATCCGTCGTGATCGCCACCCCATCCACCCTCCCCCCCAGGTTCATCCGTGGGTGCACCTGGCACATCGTCGCCTTCCGCCCCGTCTTCTTCTCATAATGCGCAACGGCCTTTCGCACCTGTTCCTCAGCCGTCTCCTTCATATCCACCTGCCATAACATGCCACTGATCATCCTCAATCCTCCTCGAACCACACCAATTTTTCGAATACTTCCAGTACTACCCCATCTCTTCCCCAGTACTACCCCCACCCCCCACAGTAGTACCGCCCAAAACCCCGCGCACCATCGCAAACGCCGCCCCGCCCGTATACCCAAACACCCGTCGCTGGATCTCATTCAGGCTCAACCCCTGCCGCGCCAGCTCCTTCACCCGTTCCGCCAGATCATCCTCACCATTACAGCCAGAAGAGACCGAGGCCTTCGGCTCCTCCAGCTGCAACCATTCCGGCGCCCCCAATCGCGCCACCGCCCGCCGCTCCAAAAACGTCGCAATCTCACCATCATCCGGATTGAAGGCCACCCCTGCCGCCAACTGCCCCACCGCCGCCGTCAAAAACTGCCCTGGCTTCAATCGATCTGCCCCCCCTGCCCCCAACACCACCCGGCTGGCCGCATCATCCAAAACCCGAAAACACACCGGCGTCATATTACGTCGGATACGCAGATCCAAACTCTTATACGTCGGATCCTGCAAAGCAATCGCCAGATGAACCCCACTCTTACGCCCCTCCGCCGCAACCAGGCGCGCCTGCCGCCACAACTCCTCTCGCTCCCCCGCCGCCAGGCTATCCGCCAGATCGCTGAACTCATCCACCACCACCAGCACCCGCGCCCCGTTCCTCCCCACCCAGCGCCCCCAGGTTGAGGCGCCAGCCTCTCGCAGCAACCCAAACCGCCGCACCACCTCGCTATATACCGACCGTAAATACCCAATCGCCTCCTCTGGTCGCTTCCCCAGCGTCACTAATCGCACATTCGAATGCTGTGCAAACGGCTGAAAGTCGAGCCCACTCCGATCGAGAATGACCACCTGCCATCCATCCGCCAGCGCCTCCGCTACCAGTGGCCGCAGCCCGCCCCGGCTCTTCCCGCTCCCGCTCGTTCCCGCAAACAACAGATGCGGATGGCTCTCCGGGTCAACCAGCACCGGCCCCTGCTCGCCCACCCCCAACACCAGCGGCCCCCCTGGCCATCTCATCATTCGCTGCCACTCTGCCGCCGCAGGCAACCCCGCCACAGCCGTCGCCGCGCCCCCATCCGGCGCAATCTCAGCCTGCCATCGCCCCAGCTTCGCCCGGCCCGCAGCCTGCCCCACCAGACCCCGATGCACCAGGTCAATCGCCTGGTCGCGCCGCGTCACCTCGGCCTGCATCCCCTCCGCCGTCAACTGCGGAATCTCCGGCACCCGCCTGCTGATCAGCACCGGCCCCGGATTGCGGTCCGGGTCATAAATGTTATCCCCGCTCACCAAAATCGGCGCATCCCCCCGCTCATCCCGTTTGATCACCTGTGCCCGCTTCGCCTGTGCCCAGCCCAACACCACCGCCAGCCACATCAGCAACGCAAACAACAGCCCCATCCCAACCCATGGCGCCGCCGCCCGCACCTGGTTCATCGTCGCTTCCCGTTCCAACGCCAGACGGTTCGACTCGGCCACAATCGCCTGCTGCGTGCTCCCCGCAAACACCGCCGCCACCGTTGCCGTTTGCAACACATTTAAAGCCTGCTGAGTACGCGCCGCCATCGTCCCCGTCGCCTCCGCCGTCGACGTGCTCTGAATGCTCGCCGCCGTTGCTGTCGCCAGCCACACCTCCCGTGTCGCCGTCTGTGCCACGCCCGTCTGCCGCTGGGCATCCAGCCAATCCCGTTGCGCCGCAGTCGCCTGCCGCGCCTCCGCTGTCGCCGTAATCTGCTGCCCAAAATACGCCGACGTCGCCCGCGCCGCGCTGGCCGTCGCCGCACTCGCCCCCGCCCCATAATACGGGTCGGTATTGGGCGCCGCAGCGCCATCCCCACCAGTCGCCGCAGCGCACCCCGCCAACAGCATCAGCAGCGCCGCCCCCCCAATCGTCCACAGCTTTTTTATCTTCATAACAATCACCCTTCCCACCAAATAGCCGCATCCTCATCATCCGCTTCTGGCTCTTCCAGGGCGACCCTTGTTTCATGCCGTCCCAACTCAACCCCGGACATTTTCGCCAACACCGCCAACATCATAGCCTGCATCGGGTCAACCTGCCGTCCGGCATCCAGCGCCCTGCCTGCCGCCCGGCCCCAGCGCGCATTCGGCCCAGGCAGCCACCGTCCGCCATCTTGCGCCCGGCGCAACCGTTCCAGACGCACACGCTGCACCAGCATCACCGCCAACAGCCCGATCACCGCCAACGTCAGCACCGCCACCAGCGCTATCAACCCCATACTCACCTGGTTAGCCGTCTGCGCTGCCCGGGCCGCCTCCAACGCCGCCATTGCCTGCGCCGCGCTCGCCGCACTATTCGCCAGGCTTGCCATCAGCGCCAGCAACGCCGCCAACCCAATTATCGCCACCAAAATCCACACCATTTCACCCTCCAATTTCTCGAACCTTAAAGAAAACTCAAAAGGGAAGTATTCACAGAGTATTCACAGAGTATTCACGGGGTATTCACAACGCCCTATAATTGCCCATAACAAATGTGCCCACTGATCACATATATATTCATAAGTATTCAATGTATTCACAAACAAAGCCCTCCGAATACCCCAAAAACAGCCGATTTTCAGTAAACGACCCCCAAAAAAGCCAAAAAATGGCCTGAAACAGGCCTGATTCAGGCTGTGAATACTGTGAATACTGTTAACAACATTTAGGGTGAAGCAAATGTTTTGTAAAAGACGCCCTTTTTTGGCCCCAATTGACAAAACATTTATAGCAGCCGGAATCCTGTTAACAGTATTCACAGTATTCACAGCCTGAATCTCAGCCGTCATAGCATCTTCCCTTGCTGTGGTTTTACCGGCTCCGGCAAAGGCCCAATCTGGTCTGGGTTAACCCCAAAGCGCATACTCACCCCCCGCAACCTGGGTTCGTTCCAGATCATGAAAAACCCATCCCGACGCCGTTCCGTTACCTGAAACTGCAATTCCTCGCGCAAGATATACCCCACCCGTTGCGCCTTCACACTCTTCTGATTCTTTTGGCTCTGTGGGCTATCACCCTCATCCTCCTCATCCGTATCGTTCATTTCATCAATCAACTCATTCGTAATCCTCGTAATGTCTCCAATCTTAATCAATGCCCCCTCGCCATCGTTCTTAACACACTGGTTGTGCAGGTCGGGGTATTTCCAGATTTTCCAGATCGCTTCGATCACCCTCGCCGTGAGTGTCATACTCCGGCTCAAAATAGTCTCACGATAATATTCCCGCAAATTGACCCGGATCTCCTCCTGTTGTTCCGAGTCATCGCTCGCCAGCGCCAACAGCGACCCCGCCACCTGGTTCAGACGGGCGCTAATCTGCAAATCATACACACTTGGGTCAATCTCAATTTCCGGTTGCCAGGTCTCCAAACGCCATCGCAGCAGTAGGTTACGCAGCGCCTGCGCCCGCTCGTTAATAGCGTTCGTAATCTGCAACGGAATACCCGCCGCCACCAATTCATTTGTTTCCCGCGGTTGCAGCTTAATCGTCAGGCTCCGGCTTCCCACCGCATCATCTCGAAATTCTTTCCGCAGCGTCAAAATCTTCGGGCAAAAGGTTCGAAACCCCCGCACCTCATAATTATCGTTCCCATCCGGCCCGACCACTTTTATAGAACGCAGGATTGGCCGCCCCTTGAATGCCCCCAGGTTGTAAAACTTAATCATATCCTGTGCCGTGTCGCTCTTCTCCAAGTCGGCCTCATCAATCAGCACCGTCCCCTTATATTGCTGCACCATCCGAAACAGCGAACTGGTACTGTCTGCCCCGTTCGCACTGATCGGCCGATACGTCACCAGCCCGATACGAAACATCAGCTCGCTCTTCCCAGCCCCAGCATCCCCCATCAACCGCAGATAGATCAATGACGAGAACGCATCGTAAACCCATGTGCTCATCACAAAGTACGCAATCAACCGCGCCATCTTATCCGAAGGCAACAGATAGACCGACTTCACAAACATCTCCACATACGCAACCAATTCCCGTAACGGCTTTGCATCGCCCAGCTTACTCGGAAACAGAACCGTCCCGATGTGTATATTCTCGTCTGGTTCAGCCGGTTCATAGCGCCGCCCGTTGATCTCCACACTCGTCCCGCTGCCAATCTTCCCGCCCGGGTCCCGCCAGGCCAACATCGCCTCATGTTTCCCCTGGTCGTATAAATACTCAAGCAGCCATCCGTCAACATATTCCCCCCAGGTATAAATCGGCTCACCTGCCGCAGCAGCTGTTGCCTTCTCGGCCGCAGCCGCCTTCATCATCGCAGCCAACTCTCGCACAGTCACCCCCAGCGCCTTCGCCAATTGGCTGCGCATCAGCGAGAATGCCATATCACCCAGACCGTTCACCACCCGCAACGCCCGCTCCATCGCCTCCGCCCGCGCCGCCCCTTGCCGCATCCCGGCCCAGGTACACAACGCCTCCACATACATCACCGAGGCCCCCAACGCCTTGCGCATCTCCTCACGTACATCCGCCCCGGCCGCCATCATCGCCAGCACCAGGTCGTTGGCATCCTTCACCTGGCGCGCCTCTGCACCCTCTCCCCATCTTGCCAGCCCATCATCCAACGGCCACTTGATAGTTTTACCCAGCGCCTCGCATATCCCGTTTGCCTGTTCGGTCAGCTCCCGCTCCCGTTGATTGGCATTCTCCCTCACCGCAAAATGCACCCCGGCCGGGTTCACCATCGGCAAAAGCCGTACCTCTGCCCCCAACTGTTCTGCCACCTGCCAGGCTGCATTCACCCCAGGCGCATCCGCATCCAGCCCGAGGTACACCGTCTTATGTCGCTTCAATAACTCCGTCAGCCCATCCGCCACCGACACCCCCGCCAGCGCAATCGCTGGTAACTCTGCCTGCGCCAGACTGATCGCGTCCGCCTGCCCCTCGACGATCACCACCTCTTTCGCCCCTACCGTATAAACATAATTGAAATACGCCTGACGTTTCCCCAACAGCGCCTCTGGCACATTGTAATGCCGCTTCTCACCAATCGCCCTGGCGCTCAGATACACGATACGCCCATTGTAAACATGTGGGTAGACCAACCGTTGCTGCCCGATCATCCCCGGCACATACCCACCCACCACCCATTCGTCGCTGATCTTATCACCCGGGATATTATGCGACCGCGCCCAACTTACCACATCCCCCCGCCAGCCCAGCACGGCCACCGCCGTTGGACACTCCAGGTCAACCCCTGCCATCAACAACGCCTGGCGCATCTCCTCCCGCTCAACATTCGTCCCATCCCCTGAATACCCCAGCATCGCCAGGGTAGCAGCGCCTGGTTTCTTGTTATCATCGGCATCCACCTCATCCAGCCACAGTGCCCAACCCCGGCGCTCCACATACGCCAAAGCTGCCTCGCTCTTCGCCAACCAGCGTCGAAACACCCGTTGCGCCACATCCAGGCACTCTTCTTTTGCCCTGGCCGCCAGGCGCAGCTCATGGCTCTGGCTGTCCCACATCGGTTCAGGAAGGTGCGCTCGCCGGGCCAGTTCAATCGCTGCCGCCTTAAAATCAAGCCGTTTCTCCACCTGGTAGAACGCAATCACATCTCCCCATTCCCCGGTCGCATACCTGTGATAGACCTGTTTTTGCACATCCACCACCAGCCCGCTTGCCCCCGCCCGTGTGCACCTGCGCCAACGCCCTCGTTGTTGCAATGGGTAACCGCATTCCTCGACAATATCCTCGATGAGGTTCTTCTCTTTGATCTGATCAATGATGCTCTCGTTAGCTACCATCTGGCTCCCTCAAACCACACTAAAAAGTTATCCGCAGTATTTTTAGGCGCATACAGCCTCCAAAACCACCTCGGAACCGCGTTCAAGACCTGTTTCACTGCGGATAACCTCAGTTATCCGCAGTGAAATTGCAGCCTCAAACCCCCATCCAAGCCGCTGCGCACGTAGCCCGCCATGCCCGCCCACGCCCATAAATCACGTGAACTTTGTGATTTTTTTCGCTGCTGACTTCTTGAGTTATAGCGCCCGCACGGACTAAACCACTACTCGACATTGCCATACCTCTTGATCCTTTCCTGAACGCCACGAACTAACGTATCCGCCCGATACAAATCCTGGAGCGCTGGAAGCAACATCTCAGGGCGTCCAATCATCTCAGAGATCGATCTCACACGATCGCCAATCAACCGCAAATAAACCCGCACATTCCCCAGCGCCGCCAGATCGCCTTCCAACTCCTCCCGCCGCATTTCATCATCTTTCATCGGGCGCGCCATTTTCGCCTCCTGGCCGCAACACCCGCGCTTCACGTTCCGCAATTTGCGTACGCTCCCGCATAGCAATCCAGCCATCCACCCAGTACGACCCAATGACCGTCGCCCCACCGCACACCACAACCAACCACAGTGCAATCACAACAGCCCATTCACCCCACACAATGAACAAGACCGTTAGTGGAACGTTCAGCGCCAACGTTCCCAGTACATAATTCGCCGTTGGGTGTAATCTCCTTTGGAACACCCCGGTCCATGGCCAATAATGTTCCACCGCCAACAACAGCATCGCAACCAGCACCGTCACCGCAATCTGTATCATCACATTGTTCATCCCTCACCTCCTTTAGAGCGCCAGCCATCTGCCATACCTTACGCATCACACGCCGCCACATATACTCACGCTCTGGCGGCAAAGGCACATATTCGACAGATAATTCAACATCCACCTGACTGGCCATTGACATCCGAAAATGGTGGGGGCTTTTTTGCCCCCACCGGCAACTAATTACCCAGTTCCTCTTGCACAACATCCCTGATCAGAGCAATCAGCTCGTTCCGGTTCACACTCACCAACGGAACGGGCAAGTCACCCTCCACAGGCACATACACAGGCTCTGGCTGATCGCGATTGAATCGCGGTTCCGCAACGCGATTGCGTACATACCCCCAGTCTCCGCCCATCGACAAGCTGATCGCCTCCATCAAATCATCGGTGTATTCCTCAACCCTGTACGACACAAAATATCCGTCTTCTTCATCTTCGCCAACCATCGGCATCAACGCCAGGTACTCCGGCGAAGCGCGATACCCCCCATCACAAAAACGAACTTCTACACCGACCGCCCAATCGTCGCCACCCACAATCACCCGCGCCTGCCCCTTATACTCGCACCCAATCGACACCCTGTGGTGCAACTCCCCAGGGAACATCTTCCTGCCAGCTTCCAGTATCGCCTGGCGCCGCGCCAAATCCGCTTGCTCCCGCGCCAACTCGGCCTGTCGCTCAACCTCACGGCGCATCTCCAACCGTTCCCGAGCCTGCTGCACAATCTCATCCAACGTCATCGTATCCATATGGCCTCCTATCGAACCAGCAAAAACACCCGCGCCTCGCCGTCATCATACCGGCTCGGATACGGCGCACTCTGCTCAAGCACCTCATACCCCCGGCCCTCCAGCAGCTCGCCAACCAACGTAGCAACCGCCTCCACCAGCACCGGCGTCGCAGAAATCCGCACCCGCACCACTGGCTTCGTAACACCAACCACCTTTTCACTCATAGCGCCTCCATAACAAAAACAAAAATCAACGAACAGCCTTCGCCATCCGACCCAACCCAATCCGGGCCGTCGCCCCCTCCAAATCCTCTCGACCAGGCTCCACATACCGCATCGTCGTCTTCACACTGCGGTGACCCAAAATCTTCGCCACAACCTCCAACGAAATGCCGGCATCCACCATGCGTTTCGCACACGTATGGCGCAACCGGTGCGGGCGCAAATCGTCAATCTTACACTTCGCCCCAATCTCATGACAGATATCCTGGATCCTGCGTTCCGACAGCCTGCCCCCCTCATCATCGGTAAACAACAAATCCTCCTGCAGATGCGCCCCACGCACATCCAACCAACGCCGCAACACCGCCCGCGCCTTTGCATCCCCAATCGGAATCTCACGGCGCTTACCACCCTTCCCGCGTCGCACAACCACCTTGCCGCTCCGCTCGCCAACAACCACATCCCCAATCAACAAATTAGCCGCCTCAAACTCACGCAGCCCACAGTACACCAGCAGCATAACAATTGCCCGGTTGCGCACCGCCCGGCGTTGGCGCAGCGCCGTACGGCTGTCATAATCATCATAATGCTGCGAATGAATATAACTTCCCAACCGGCCAAACTCGGCATCCGTCAACCAATCGGGCGGCAAATCCTCTTCCTCAGCCTTCTTAACATCATCAAACAACTCAACCGGCAATACCACCTGTCCCCCGGCCCATTTACAAAACTTGCGCAACGCCGCCAGCCGTTGGTTCCACGTCGCCGGCCTCATCCTGGCCACATCCAACACCCATTGCTGATACCGCACCAGGTCAAACGAATTCATCAACTCCGGCCGGAACTCAAACCCGGTCGCGCTCAAAAACCAATCCGCAAAATCCTGCAATCCCCCCAAATACGCCTTGACCGTTTTCTCGTTCACACCCTTCCGCAGCATCCAGGCCCGAAAATCTTCACGCCAGTTCACCTCGCAAACCACCATCCTCAACGCCGCCGCCTGGTCACTCATTGCGCACCCCCAACGCCGTCGCCAGCAGATCAACCTGCGCCCGGTTAAACAGGACCTCATACCCGGTATTCGTCCGGTTCATACGCAAACCCATCTCACGCAACACCCGGCCAGTCCGGAAAGGCGTAACCTTCAGGATCACTGCCAGATCCTTGATCTGCGCACAACAGTAATATCCCCCATCCGACATATACACGCGCTCGCCAACCTGCGTTTCATCCAGTTCATTCAAAAACAGTTTTACCGCCTGCCGCGCAAGATCAAACAGTTGCGTCGCCTCCGTCGGACCGCACGAAACCACCCGCCCAAACGTCTCCTGATCCAAAATATGGTTATACACGTCATCCTCGCTTACTCTTCGTATGGCTCTAATTCGACCCTGGGAAAAAATCCCCATTTACCTCACAACCATGCTACCCTTTGCAAGTGGCAGCCCACCACCCTCACCACTTTTCCGGCCAGGGGAAACCGGACAGCAGGTGACGCTCACAGAACCAGGTGGATGATTGCTCAACTCGCCGCCACATCCCCATCACCATCCTGTTTTTTCTCGCACAAAACAAAAATATCTCGTACCACCTCCATCCCGTATGCCACAAACACCCGCCCCAATGTATCCGTCGTTACCGTCGCCTGCCCCCGCAACAACTGATACGCATGGTTATAGCTATACCCCGTCCGCCTGGAAAACTCCGCCGGCGAAATCCCATCTCGCTCAGCCCAGGCAACCAACCCCGCCTTCAGGTCACACGCCGCCAGATCAATCATTTTTTGTTCATCAACTCCTTCACACACGCATAGAACCCTCTGGGCATATCGTACTCAAGCCAGTCTCCTTTCCCCCTGCCCAGGCGCAATTCCGTACACCCCTCAAACTCACCCAGAGTAGAAACTACTACGACCGGATACCGCTCCTGGCGCAGCGCCGCCCGCACAAAATCGGCGTCTATGCCATGCGGGCTGTCGCTCGTATACGGCTCGCAATCGATCACAACCATATCCGCCGTACCTGCACGCTTCAACAGCCGGGCAATCCTCGTCTTCCCCGTCCCATGCTCGCCCGTCAGCATCAACTTCGGCGCCTTACCATCCGCACAGGCACCCAAAAAATTCAACAGCAACTCCTCATCCCCACGACGCATCTGATGCTGGGTTCGAAGCTTCTCCAACTCAGCAATCAACCGTCGCGCAAGGACAGCCTCTGCAGGCGAAAAACAATCAAACATACGATCAAACTCCTGCTGTTCCATTCAACCTCCTATTTTTCAAATAGAAAATAATTTGTCTGTAGACAAATTATATATACAGATATATATGCTTGTCAATAGGAAAATAATCATGACCACTGACATTGCCAAAAGTGAAATAATATTCCGTATGACAAACTATGATCCTGCCCTGATGAATGAATTCATATCCTGGCTGGATGAAGAGTTAAATCTTCGTGGGTGGAATGATAGCAATTTAGCCAAACGAGCAAAGTTATCCCAATCTGTAATCAGCAAAGCAAGAAGCGGCATCAGACCCATAAAATGGGAAGCTTGTATTTCAATTGCAGACGCATTAAAAATGCCTCCCGAGATAGTTTTACGAAAAGCAGGTTTATTACCGGAGAACACATCCCAACAATCAAATCCCGAGATAGACGAATTAGCCCATCTATTTCAGCAGTTATCCGCCGATGACCGCAAACACATATTGTCAATAGCTCGCACATTTTTACCAAAGCATAAATAGGAGACCTATGCAAAATCTCCAACAACCCCATTCGCCAATTTGCAGAATATGACAAAGCCATAGCCGCATCACAAAAACACGAACAACAAGAGTGACCCTACACCCAGATAACGACCCGGAACTGGCAGAGTTCCTATCCATCTACCGCCAACTCAACACAGAAAATCGCTACATCCTACGGGGGATCATCATCAGCAAACAAACCATCACCCGCCCCCTCCACACGCCTCGCCGCCACAGCCAATTTCCGGCCATAAAATTCGTACTCTCCAGCAGCCTGCTGGCCATCGCATTGTTTAGTCTCATGCCGGCTCACCCGCTCGCAATACCCACCGCAGTTGGCGGTGGAACATCAATCGCAATCCTTGTTCGCATTCTAATCAAGCTATATAGAAATATATTTTTCTGAAAATAGATGTATTCTTGTCGGATAATTCTTTTATGGGAAATATTTCATTGCCTGAAAAGACAAACACATTTATTGATTGGCTAAATAGCGAACTAAATTCTAGAGGGTGGACAGACTATGAATTAGCAAAACGAGCAAAAATCTCTCCCTCTGTAATCAGCAGAGCGAGAATTGGGTCGTTGCCAAAATATTCAGCGTGTAACTCAATAGCAAGCGCCATGAAAATCCCATTGGAAACAGTTTTGCGCAAAGCTGGGTTACTCCCTGAAAACGCTACTACAAATTTAGACCGGGAAATCGATGAAATGTCGTATTTATTTCAGCAATTATCTCCAGACGACCGCAAACGGGTGCTATCCATCGCCCGTACATTCTTACCAAAATAGGAGAACCACATGCAAAACCCAAAAGAGCCCCATTCGCCAACCCGCCGCTTCGTCGATGTAACCAAAGACGAACTCATGCAGGCAGTCATCAAAATGGTCAACGACCTCGGCATATCCGGATCAAGCACCGGCTACAGCCTATACACTGCCGTATTTGCAGAACATGACAAAGCCATAGCCGCATCACAAAAACGCGAACAGCAAGAGTGACCCTACACCCAGATAACGACCCGGAACTGGCAGAGTTCCTATCCATCTGCCGCCAACTCAAAGAAATGCTAGACGCCGGCCTCATCAACCCGGAAGAATACGAAGCCAAAAAAGCATCTCTTCTCAAAGAGATGTAAAACTACTCCAACTTTTGCTCGCCTTACTTATCAAAGCTTTTATTAAACTGTAAAACAATCTTGTTGAAACAAGAAAATAAAAAGCGCCTATCCATGCCTCTGCAAAATTATAAAGAGGGGTAAAATGACAAAACTCAACCCTGAAACAGACAACAATGGTAACCCATTCACATGCAATCTAGACAATCCTGATCTCCCCTTCACTCTCGGTTTTACTCGGTTTTGTTCAGATGCCGCAGCTTACGCACTTGCACTGAATGAACATACATCAGGGGTTTGTATCCTCGTACAAGGTAGCGCTGATTGCAGCCTCAAAATCGAATGGACTTTTACAATTGACAAGACATACGAAAGCACTTTTGAAGATCATGATCGCGCCGCAGAATATGGCGCCTACCTGATCAGTTTCTTCCAAATAATGCATCTTACCGACTTTAAAATACAGAGCAGTTCACGAAAAGGCGGCGGATTCGATTTTTGGCTTGTATCCAAAGAAGACACACTCAACTATAAAGGCCGCCTTGAAGTTTCCGGTTTAACGCAAGGTTCTTCGCATGAATTTAACCGACGCGTAAAAGAAAAAATAGCTCAAATCGGCAAATCAAACGAATCAAATTTACCGGGTTTTGTTTCGGTAACAAATTTTAGCCAGCCTATCAGCAAATTCCAGGAAATTACTCCATGAAAGAAGAACTCCATCAAAAAGCCATGGCCTTTGCTGAAGAAGCCTTTTTGGCGCAACAAAGAAAAGACTGGGAAGCTGTTCAACGCCTCTCGCAATTGGCCTACCAGTATGAAATTCAAGCAGTGAGCATGTTTGAACGATCGACGACCAATGAACCTGTTCGTTCTATCTTGTATAAATCTGCCGCGGCCCTAGCCTTACAAGCAAACATGCTTACAGAAGCAGAGAAAGCCGTATGTGAGGGCCTGCTAGGATTCCCGCCTCACGATATCGCCATAGAGCTAAGAGAGATACTGGATCAACTAAATTTCGAACGGCACCTGATCGTCAAGGAATACGAATTATCCCACGAGGAATTTCAAATCAGCTTACAGGGCCCAGAAACAGGCAGCGGCATTATCGCAACCGAATTATTTACATCACGGATGTCCGCACTGGAAAAAATCGCCTGGAGAACAACTGAGCGAAAATTAAATAGGCCGTTCCGTAAAGGTGGCGCACCGGCGTTTTCCATTCAAGAAAAATGTGATCTATACCTGGCAGCAACCCGCCCCAATTGTTTTGCGGCGATCATCAAAATTGCCTTGCACCAACAATTACCCGGTATTTCCCTTGCCCAAGACATCGTAAAAGACATTGTTTCATGTTTTGATTCATTTGTGAATGATGATGAAGACGGCTTAAAAGAAATTATTCCCGATCAGGAATATTTTCAAAACTTTGTGGGTTTAGCCACTCAGCTGGCCCCAGATGGCAAACGGCTAAGTTTTGTTGGCATATCCGCGAATATTAACGGCCACGAAAAGAAAGTAAGAATAACAAAACCGGGGCGCGAGCATGCAATCTCAAAAAAAACATCAGCCCCACAAGAATTTCAGACACCATCCGAAGCCGTAACTTTTCGCGGCATACTTGGCTTCGCTGATTCATTCGACTCAAAAAGCATCAAAATCCAATTAGATAACGGTACAAAAATTAAAATCCGTGTCCCCATCGCCCTAATGGAAGACGTAGTAAGACCCTATTACAACCAAACTGTAGAAATTGAATGCGTAAAAGACAATAATAACTATGTGTTAATAAACATCGCTTCTGCGTAACTCTTTTAATAAACGGCGCCGGCCCGGCAGGTAGATAGAACATATGCCCCTTGACAGCGTACCCGATCTGACTATACTAAAAAGCGACAGATTCCCTGTTGTTAATCCCCCTCCAACAACAGGCGACAGATTCCCCAGGATTACCACCAAGGTTAATCCTGGGCGATTTTTTAACAACGAGGTCTCAAATGGAAGAACGTGTAACCATATTCATTGATGGGGCCAACCTGCTTCATGGCCTCAAGCAAGACTTCAACCAGATCAACATAGATTTTGAAGCCCTCGTACGCAAACTAGCGAACAATCGTCTGCTAGGTCGTATCTACTACTATACAGCGCTCCCAATCCAAAGTCGCGACCCAGACCGCTACACAAAACAGCAAAAATTCCTAAATGCACTAGACAATAAACCGTACTTCAAAGTCGTACTTGGCCGTCTGGAACCCCGTCCCAATGGAGAATATGTTGAAAAAGGCGTCGATATAGCCCTGGCCATAGACCTGTTAGACCTTGCCTACCACAACACCTATGACACAGCAATTATCATCTCGGGTGACGGCGATTTTTCCCGCGCTATTGAAGTTGTTCAACGTATGGGAAAACATGTAGAAAACGCATCCACGCGCTCGTGTTTATCCAACAATCTAAAACAAACGTGTGATAAAGCCATCATCCTAGATGACACATTTCTAAAAGATTGTTGGCGTTAACCCTATGCCCCCATTCCCCCCATATTCTCGCCTCATCGCCTACCTGCGCGACAGTGGCGGCGACGATCAGGATCTCTCCCTCGCACAACAAGAAGACGCCATCCGCGCTTGGTGCGCAGAAAACAACTACACCCTGGAAAATGTCTACACCGACACCCGCACCGGCACCACTACCGTAGGTCGCGCCGGCTTCGAGCGTATGCTAGCCTACTGCCGCCAACGCCGTCGGCCTAACATCGCCGGCCTGGTCATCTGGCGTTACTCGCGTTTCTCCCGCGACATCGACGATAGTCAATACTACAAAAGCGACCTGCGTCGCCGCGGCTTCGCCATATACTCTATGCGCGACATCATCCCAGACGGCATCGATGGCCGTTTCTTCGAAAGCGCTTACGATTGGAAAAGCGCCAAAGACATCGAAATACTCTCTGATGAGGTTAAACGTGGCCAGCGCCACCTCCTCAAAAACTACGGCGCACTAGGCGGCGTCCCACCCAAAGGCTTCATGCGCGACGAAATCACCATCGGTCGACGTCGCGACGGTCGCCCACACATCGTCGCCCGCTGGATACCCGACCCCAAACTCTGGGAAACCTGCCGCCTCGCCTGGAAAATGCGCGCTGGTGGCGCCTCATACCTCGAAATCAACCGCGTCACCAACCTCTTCTCCAGCCTCAACTCATACAGCACATTCTTCCAAAACCGCATTTACCTGGGCGAACTCGAATTCGCCGGCGAAACCATACCAGACTACGCCCCGCCCCTCATAGACCTGGCCACATGGAATGCCGTCCAGGCCATAAACCGCACCCGCACTAAAAACACCGGCGCAGAAAACCCCGCCCACCCTGCCCGCAGCGACTCCAGTTACATCCTATCCGGCCTGGCCTACTGCGCCATCTGTGGCGCTCCACTCAATGGAAACACACTCATATTCAAAACCAATGGCCCCCGCCAATACCAATACTATGGATGCAGCAAACAGGCGCGCTCCCCAGATCGCTGTCCGGCGCGCCTCATCCCAAAACAAGCCCTCGAACATACCATCCTGCAAAACATCATCCAATACATCCTGAGCCCAGAAAACCTCTCCGCCATACAAAACGACCTGATCTCCGAACATCAAGAACACGCAGCAGAAACCATCGCACGGCGATCAGAACTGAGCCAACGCATCAGCGCCATACGCCATAGCATCAACAATATCGTAAATGCTATCGCCATCGCCGGCCACAACCCATCCCTTATCCAAAAACTAAACGAACTCGAAACACAAAACACAAATATCCAGGATGAAATCACCCAGATCGACACCTGGATCCAAACGCCGTCAGAACAACTAACCCCCCAACAGCTACTACAACACGCGTCCGGCCTGCGCACCATCCTGACCACTGGCAACCCGGATACGCAGCGCGAAATTATGCGCGCATTCATCGAGCGCGTCACCGTTGAACGAGACGGGCGGATCATCCGCGGCCTCATACGATACTACCAACCGCCCCATGACCTCATTACAAACATCCCCTCCGGTCCAGATCCACCCGACGATAATGTTTATGTCTACGTCTTGAACCCCTGTGGGGGCACAAAACGTAGACATAAATTATTCACCCTACGCTTTGAAGCCAGCGCAAAAAAGCACCCCACCTAACGGGGTGCTTTTCTTTAAATCGCGTTCACCACCGCAGCCAAATGCGAAAAACCTGTCGCACTCGCCCAGGCCCGCGTCACCCCATCCCCATCCTGCGCCAGCTTATACATCGCCGAACCCCGGTGCCCCGGGCGCCCGTCCTGCGCATCCATCAACTCCGTCTGATACGTAACCGCATTGAACCCCTCAGCCGGAACCGCCTTCGCAATCACATCCACCAGCAAGTCATACCGGGTCGCCGTAATATTAATCGTACTTCCCGTCGCCCCGCTCGCCGCCACAGCCGTCATCGCCGCCGAAAACGGATTCGCCTGATCCACATTCCCCAAATCGAGCGACGCACACACACAATACGCACTCGCGTTCAACGTCGGCGCAATCGTCAACACCCCAGCCGGCGGCGCAACCAAACCCCACAGCGTTGACAGCAAATAATACGACCCAACCACCTGCACCACCGAACCAATCTGCGTCATCGCCACACCCCCCGCCGTCACCCCGCTCACCGCGTGCGAACCCGCCCGGTTCGAAGTCGTAGCCACCAGCAGCGCCCGGTTCAGCAAACTACCAGAAATCGAATGGCTCCACGGCGTTGGCGTAGCACTCGCCGCCTCCGGCGTTGGCGCAACCACATTCCCAACCTCAATCGCAAACGGATCAAACACATAACACCGCTCGCCAAAAAACGTCACACCCTCGGGCTCAAAAATCACCTCACTCATCCCGAAACCTCCGCATACGTCACCAAAAAATTCACATGCGGACTATCCGCCGCCAACAGCACCCCCGTAATACTCATCCCATCCGTCAGCGCAACCTTCGGCGTCCACACATACGAAGCCCCCGGGCGCAGCTTAATCGTCTTCCGCAACCGGCTCGATCCGCTGATCGTCGCCGACAACCTCACCGTATGCGTCACATCATCCGCATTGTACACCTCCAGATAATGCACCTCCCTGTGCCCACTGCTGGGCCCACTGATCAACGTCACACTACCCGTCCCATTAAAATCACCATCAATCGTCACAACCTGGTACGACATTAGCAACCCTCCAACCAAAATCTCGAAAACAACTCATCCCCACCACCGACAGCCGACACATCCCCCCCCGCATCCTTCGCATGCCAGCCCTCCGCCGTCGGATAAATCGCCTGAAACCCAGATCCCGGCGTAGGCACATCCTCATCCGCCATAACCTCCAGGCACAACGCCGCATTATCCAGATACAACCCCCCGTTGTGGAACATCAACCGCTGCGTCACCAACGCCTGCAACCGGTCAAAAGACAAATTATCCAGGCACACATCCAGCGGCGTCGTATCCCACGAAAAAGAGAAAACCACCCGCGCATAACACTGCTCATTAAAACTCCCCGGCCCCTCCACAGCCACCGTCGCCCCCTCCCAATCCACATCCTCAAACACCTTCTCCACCAACCCACTCTGATACACCACCTCCTGACTTCCGTTCTCCCAATCCACCCGCACCGACACCGGCGTACTCACCCCATTCACATACACCCACATCGTAAACCAATATTCCCCATCCGTCGGCGCAGCAACATTCGCCAGATACGAAAACGTCCCGCTGCCTGGCGTCGTATCGTACTCGCACCCCTCCACATCCCGCACAATCAAATCTGTCGCATACGTCGCCGGGCGCTCGCACACAAACTCCAACCGGTACCCCGCCGCCCCAACCGGGATCGCCGCCTGCGCCGCAACCGCCTCAAACCCGCTGCCAAACTCGGGGCCAAATCGCCGGAAAATCGTCGTCCGCCCAACCTCGCCCCCCTCCCCATCCAGCCACACCACCCGCACACATCGCCCATTCTCCGCATCCGCCGTAAAATTCGCCTTCACCTCAAACGTCACCCGCAGCGACTGGTGCACCCCAGACAACGCCACCGCATCACACGCCGCAAAAAACTCCGCAGCATACCCCGCCGCAACATCCAACTCCAGCGCCGCCACACCCCCAACCAACCCCGCAACCCCATACGCCTGCGCAGCATTGTCATAATCCGACAATGTCCACCCATCCGCCTGCAAATACCCATACCCCGGCCGCACCTCCGTAATCGCAAAATCACCGTTATACACCCCACTCGCCTGCACATTCGACGCCGGCGACGTAATCCTCGCACCATACACCCCCGCCCGTTTCAATGCCGGGTACAACTCCGCCGTCACCCCGCTCGCCTGCCAGTACGTCAACCCATCCGTCTCAAAATCCCCCTGCGGCGTCCCCGTCGGCCCCACATACCGGCTCAACAGCCGGTACGCATCATTGAACGTCGGCTCATCAAACTCAAACGACCACGCCGGAACATCCTGCCACCCCCCCGCCGGCAGAACCATCCGCAGCCGCCCAATGCGCGTCTGGATCCCGTTCGACGCCGTATGCTGAAACAAATAATCCAGCCCACTCATCCGAATCCCATCCCGCCCAATCCGCCCCTTCCCCCGGCTAAAAATCGCACTACCGTCCGTCGCCGACAGCCCAAACGTCACCTCATTCCCATCCATCCCCACATCCGTCAGCAAAAACGTCTCCCCCTCAATCGTCACCTCCAGCGGCGGATAAATAACCCTCCGCCCGCTGAACGGATTCTCAGGGTCGTCCATATCGCCCTCCCCCATGATCAATTCAATATCCTCATCTAATCTCCCCCCACTGCCGCTCAAATCACCCAATGATCCAACATACACCTCACGTCGTCGCAACAGGTCTAACTCAACCTTCCGTCTACGAGCTTGATCGACCACATTTCCAGGATTAAACTTGCGTTCAATGCCATTCATACCACCTCCATAACCGCCTCAACATAATTTTCTCGCTCGCGATAACGCATCCCAACCACTCGACACCGCTCCTCAAAACCAAACGTCCCATCCGCACGTAGCCCGTGCTCATACAAAATCACCGGCAACGTATTTCCCAAACGTACCCCCCAAAACGCAGATGCATTCACCAGAATGCTCAGCATACTCGTTGGATTCCGCACCTCGTTCAGCTTCCCATTTGCATTCTTACGTAGCGTATCCCCTTCGGTCACATTATCAAATACCTCAGACATATACGCTCGACCATACCGGCCCTCACACTCAGCATCAGAAACTACCACAGTAGACCTGGCTGCATTCGTTGCCCCATTCGAGATACCAATCACATGGCTGAAAATCCCCTCACCATCTTGTACCAACACATCCCCACCCGGCAAACTTATATTATGCCCCTCAATCAAACGCATCTCCAGATCATCACCTCGCCTTTCATACCAATTCGCCTCCAATTCCAACCGGTTATCCGCCCTAACCCGCGGCTGCACATCGAAATCATTTCCACAACGCTCCGCAACCCGCTGCGTTTCCGCCAACAAATCATTCATCTCCAGCGTTTCCTCACGCGCACTGCCGCCACGGAAAATATCCCCAATTTCAAACTTCGTATCCAATTGGGCATTTGCCACCTCCAATATCTTTTCAAACATCCCCCCGGAGGTGCCGTTGATCTTGATCACCTCTGTCGGCGTGGCCAGCTTCAACAACCCCTCACCGCCCCGCGCCGTTATCGTCCATACCCCCTTACCCCACCTATATTTGCAAATAAAACCAACCCATGCCGGTAGCGTGGGATGCGAGATCTCCACCAAATTACGGAACGCCAACATTCGCCCCAAATCGCGTTCCCCGACCCGACCCTTCTCCTCAACAATAGATAAGCTGAACTCAACCTCCCCCGGCTCATTCGCCAGCCATTCCCGATTTGCATCCTGATAAAACTCCCCCAATCGCATCCCGAATCGATCATACACATTAATCACCGACGCCATCACCAAACCATCCTTTCCCGATACCGGATTACAATCCCCACACCACCATCCCCAATGGCCGCATAATGCAAAAGATTACCCCCAGGCAAAAACGGGAGCCACTCGCCGCGCAATGGATACGGCGCCAGAGCCGCATCTGCCCCAACCCCATTGCATTCGATCACCTTCCGTTCAGTATCCACAACCAACGTCTGGCCCTGACCCATTTGATACGACAACGCAATCTCATCCCCACTGGTTTCATTCAGCAGCCTGGCCTCAAACGGATAATTGCTACTTCCGGCCATCCGCAAAATAACCGGAACATTGCCAGCAACCGGCTTAATTGTCGCCTGCGTAATCTCAACCATGCCAATAGCGCTGCTGCTGGCATCCACCGTACCACTGAACGAAAATCTGACCCGGGTGGGAATATATATACTGGTTGCGCCAGTGGTCTTTTCTGTTATCACAAACAGCGTCCAGGTTGATCCATTTACCGGGCTAGTTTCCTCAGCCAGCATTGTCCAGGATGACCCATTTGCAGACTTTTGCACCGTAAACCGCGGCCATTTGACCCCAACCCGATATTTATCCCCGCTGGCCGCCACCGAATATATTCCGAACGGATGAAACAAATCCCAGGCCACATTTGCCGTGTCGCCAGCCGGTTTGCCACTCTTCAAATACGATCGCACCGCCAGACCCAAAACATCAAACGGTGAAACATCAGCCTCAACATCATGCTCATCCGTATAATACCCAGAAACCTTACCCGCCGATGAAATCACCATGGGTTTAGCCGCAGCACTCTGCAACTGTTGGCTATCGCCAAAACACTCATATACCCACATACCATTATCCGAATCATCCAGATCGAATGCTGGCCGTTTGCTTTCATCATTTACCCAAGCATCTGCCGCACTATTTCCATACAACACTTGCAATTTATGCTCAACCCACCAACAACTGGCGCCAACCACATGATCATCCATGTTGGACCCCATCTGAGCCCGTTTCAACCCACCAACTTTACGCAATTTAGCATCCACGCCGCTGTAATAAAACACCTCGCTATCAATCAACAAATATCCATACTTAGACATTCCGGCCAGCGTCTTCTCAGATCCAACCGCAAACGTCAGCTCTCCTACTTCCCCCGTAGCCGGAATAGACATAGCCAGCTTCAACAGCACCATTGGCGCCAGATTGACATTTGCCCAAATTGCGGTATTAGTCGTATTCGGACGCACCAACCAAAAATCAATCCTCACATCATCTAACGAAACGCGCACATCCTGACAACTGGCCTGCAACTCACCGCTACTGACCAGCGCCGCCGTATCCCAACCACTCACAATCTGCATCGGAAACTGCACAGCCCGATTGGCGCACCTGTTATACAACACCAACGAATCAACATGCCGAAATCCCCCCACCAGTTGCGTGGTGGGCGTAACCTCAAATATTGGCAACGCATTCGCATTACCGCCAACCGTCACCGTCTTCTCATCCCCATCCGCCTCCACACTCCAGGTCACCGATTGCTCAACCTCACTAATCCACACCGGCGCACTGACCCGCACCAACACCGTAACCGCATTATATCGACTGGATGTCAAATTCCTGGCGGATGCATACACATACCATTGTTTCCCATTTTCATCCTGTACCACAAGCTTCCTGGGCCCACGCAGCCGATAATCCTCAGCATTAAACACCCGCTTCAGCGCGCTCAGCGACCCATTCCCCCTGATATGAATTCTCAGCGGCAAATTTATTCCATCCAAATCCATACTGGCAAATTGCGGAAACGCATTTGCACGCTTATTCTCAACCACATCCGCACCCCACGACGCCGGCGCATTATCCGGAATAATCGTCCGATAATCTGACGTATTTAAACCAAATCCATCATACGAAACAGGCAACAAATACATATCAACCTCCCAGCTGAGCAAATAGCGCATTCGCATCCGCCGCGCCCTGAACCACAATCGTGATATGGCCATAATTCACCACACCACCACCCTCAGCGCCACTCTGCTGATTGGCCGGCGTCACAGTCACCCTCTCACCGCTTTGAACCCGCAACGGATAACTATCATGTGGATACCCTGGTGGAACAACGAAATCCACACCAGATGCCGCCCCAGGCCCCTCGCCGGCATCACCCCCCATCGTCGTCTCAACTCGCTCAACCGTAATTCGCACCGTTTTATCCTCTAACGTTGCAATCGCGTCTCGCAAATTGCCTACCGCCGTAACATAATCCTCAGCCGCCTTCGTAGCATTCTCCGCATTCCCCTTGTTACTCAAAAACTTCGTATCCAAATCATCCAATAATTGCTTCGCAACCGCAGCGCTATCGCTGATCTTCCCAATCTGATCCGTCAACGAAGCATTCGTATCCTTCGATTGCTGCAACGACCCCAAATATTTCCCAACCGCCTCAGGAGCCCCACCCATTTGCACCAACAGCCGCCCCAGGTTAACCTCCCCATCCGCCGCATCCTGCTTTAATGCATTCAACGCCTCCGACAGGTTCTCATTAGGTATCACCCCATCGGCTGCAGCCATCGTCACCGCAGACATATTCTCGGCCAGCGCAATACTTTGCTCATTGGCCAGACCATACGCCAGCTGCACATCTCTCACCGCCGCCCGATACGCCGGCCCCGTAATCGTCCCCGCCTGCATCGCCCCATCCAACTCGCGGATTGCCTCTCGCGCAATATCCACCCCTGACGCATCCTTCATAGACATCGACATGCCGCTTTGTTCCACCACATACGCCCGCGCCGACGCCTGCGCCTCATCCAAAGCCCGCACATAATCGTTGATTGATTGCTCAGCTTCCCGGCGAGCGTCTGCTGCCCGCCCCTCAGCATCCTTTAAACGCCCTTCAGCTGCCGCAGCATCATTCACCGCCTCCCGATCCCGCACAATCGCCAACTCCCATCGATCCAAAACCGCAACATTATCCTCCATCCCCTTCTTCGCATCATACGTAACCTGATCCAACAAATAATGCTCTTGCACCAGCGTCTTCACCACCCCGCCGCTGGTACGTCCCACTTTAATCAAATTACCCTGCTCATCCACAAACAAACCTGCAGCCCCCGCAGCTCGCTTTAGCTCCCCGGCATACTCCTCATAACTCTTCGCCTGCCGATAAATATCCGTACCATGCGTCTTCACCGCAGATTGC